CCACAAACAGTACTTCTGGTGAACAAACTCAAACAAATTCGGTAACATCCTTTAATACTGATGGATTTACATTAGGGTCTGACGGTAATGGAGAGGTTAATTATTCAGGCTCTACCTTCGCCTCATGGACATTCCGCAAGGCTCCGGGGTTCTTTGATGTTGTGACGTATACTGGTGATGGTGTTGCAGGAAGAGAGATTGCACACAATCTTGGTTGCGATGTAGGTTTTCTTATTGTTAAGCGCACAGACACCACAGGTAATTGGCCTGTCTACCATAAAGGTATGTATGCGTCAGATCCAGATGGCGCAATGCAATTAAATAACACGGCACCATCAACATCTTTTGCAGGTTATGTGTATTTTGGTACAGGAAGCGGAAACGTCATTCCACCAACGTCTACTGTGTTTACAGTTGGTTCAGACTATAACACCAATGCCTCTGGCGGTTCATACGTAGCCTACCTATTCGCAGACGGTGATGACGCTGCTGCACAAATCTTTGGTACTGATGGCGATCAGGCTGTTATTAAGTGTGGGAGTTATACGGGCAACAGTAGCACGGATGGTGTTGAAATTGACTGTGGATTTGAGCCTCAATGGGTGTTAGTAAAAGCTAGTGATGTTTCCGCTGACTGGTTTTTATTTGATGCTATGCGTGGTGTTATAGATGGTACAGGTGGCGATCAAAAGCTACTTCCAAATAGTTCAGCTGCGGAGGCAGCTGATACAGCATTAAAATTTACCCCGACAGGTTTTAAGTTTGAAACAAGTTCATCAAACTATAACAGCTCAAGCTATAACTACATCTACATAGCCATCCGCAGACCACACAAGCCTGCTGAGACTGGTAGTGAGGTGTTTGCTGTAGGTACTCAAGGTGAAGACTCTACATCTAAATATGGGTACACATCTGGATTCCCAGTGGACTTTGCATGGAGAACTATGACTACTGGAGAGTCGCCTTATTCAAGTTCAAGATTGACAGGCAGAAGCTATCTTGTTATGAGCGGAGGCGGCTATGAAGCAGCTTCAACATATCCTGTTTTTGATGATATGGAAAGCTGGTGGAGCCTTACTAGTACAGACACTGGGCGTTACTCGCATATGTTCAAACGCTCTCCCGGCTTCTTTGATGTTGTAACTTATAAGGGAAATCAAAGTTCAGGGCGTACTATTAGTCATAACTTAGGTGTTGCACCTGAGATGATGATTGTTAAGGATAGGGATTATGGGTCAAGCTGGTGGGTTTATCATACTGGCATTAATGTAGATGGAGATAATGCTCCTGAAACTGACGTAATTCGCCTTAATATGAATATTGCACCTTACGATGATGCAACAATATGGAATGATACAGCGCCTACTGACGCTGTATTTACATTAGGATGGGGTAATTCAAACGCAAATAATTACCAATATGTAGCTTATTTATTTGCATCGCAAACCGGTATAAGTAAAGTTGGCAGCTATACAGGAAATGGCACTAGCCAGACAATTGACTGCGGTTTTACTACAGGAGCTAGATTTGCGCTTATTAGAAGGTCAGATTCAACAGGAGACTGGGTATACTGGGATTATAAGCGAGGTATTGTTTCTGGATCTGAGTATTCATCTAAAATAAATGGTACAGGAAGCTACGTTACTTCAGACTCTATTGATCCTGATAGCTCTGGTTTTGTTATAAATCAAGATTCTTCTACCAATGCCAATATATCTGGCGCAACATACATCTACCTAGCAATTGCATAAGGAGAATACAACTATGCATATTAAACTAAACAACGGAGTGCCTGAGACATACACAATCGGGCAGCTCCGTAAAGATAACCCTAACACGTCATTCCCTAAACGCATCTCTGATGAGGTGCTTGCAGGGTACGATGTATACGTAGCATTTGATACACCTAAGCCTGAAACGACTGAGCTACAGACTGCTGTTAAGTCTGGCTATGAACAGGACAGTAAAGGTAACTGGGTTGTTGCATGGACAGTACGTGATATGTTCAGCGACTATACCAATGAAGAAGGTGTTGTGGTTACTAAGGCTGAACAGGAATCTGCATACACTGCACGTAAGACTGCTGAAGCTGAGAAGGCTGTACGCACTAAACGTGATGGTCTTTTGGCTGAAACTGATTTCTACGCCCTGACAGACGTAACTATGACTCAGGCTATGACTCAGTACCGTCAAGCTCTACGTGACATTACAACGCATGCTAACTTTCCTTACTTAGAAGAAGCTGACTGGCCTGTTAAACCTTAAGGAATAAACAATGGATGAGTCACGCTTTGATAGGCTGGAACAAAAGATTGATAAGTTGACAGATGCTGTCACTAAGATTGTTCGTGTTGAAGAGCAGCTCATCTCAAATAACAAACGAGTAGATCGCTTAGAACTACGTATGGATAAGACAGAAGATGACGTAGATGCTCTTGCTGATAAGCAAAGAATGTCTGAGGGAGTCACTAGATTCTCTGAGCGTCTCTTCTGGATTATTGTCACGGCAGCAGTAAGTGCTCTTTTCTGGTTTATGAGGTGAGTATGGAACAGAAAATACTACAAGGGATTATAGGTTTGTTATTTGCTGCTGTAGCGTGGAACTTTAAAACACTTAATGACATGCAGCTTCAGATGGAGACTGTCATGTACAAGTATGCCAATCAAGCTGACATTGCAGACATGAAACTAGCAATTAAAGAATTGGAGTGGCGACTAGCAGCAGATGCAGCAGCAAAGTGAGGTAAGACATGTTAGGAGTACTAGGGAAAATCTTTGGCAGTGGTGATGTAATCTCTAAAGGCATTGACCTCATAGACTCTATGCACACAAGCACAGAAGAAGAGATTGCAGCTAAGACTAAAGCTAAAGTAGACGTATTGAACGCTTATGCTCCATTTAAGTTAGCACAACGCTACTTAGCTCTAATGTTCACTGCAGTCTTCATCTTCATCATGGCAAACGGTGTACTGGGTTCTCTGTACGGGATTGTTCCTTTAGAGAATGTAGAAGAAGCCAAACGCTTTGCCAATGAAATGTGGCTAGGTGAGATTATGTTGACCATCGTAGGTTTCTACTTTGGGTCAGGAATGGTTGAAAGTGTTAAACGTAAACAATGAACATTATCTATCAATACACATCACCCTCGGGTAAGTCCTATATAGGTAAAACAAAAGAAGCCAGAGAAGATCGTAGGAAATACGAGCATCAATGGGATGCCAGTAAAGGATCTTCTACAGCGTTTCATAATGCTATCAGGAAGTACGGTATAGACGTATTTGACTACAAAGTTCTTCTATGTGGTATTCCTGACGAGATTGTCAATGGCATGGAGATTATCTGCATTAGTTTATACAAGCCTGAATACAACATAACAACAGGTGGTGACGGTGTAGACAGGGAGACTGCAAGAGTAAACGCCCTGAAGAGATGGGCTGATCCTGAAGACAGTGCTCGAAGAGTAGCTGCGATGAAGGGGAAGAAGAAAACAATAACAGACAAGTTTCGCAAAGCTGCTGCTATTAAGCTAGCTAAACGAAATACTCAGTGGAATACTATTGAATACACCTGTCCTCACTGCTCTAAGGTAGGTAAAGGCCCAAACATGAAACGCTATCATTTTGATAATTGTAAGGAGAAGAAGTGATGGGTTGTAAGATGCACAAAGCACCTAAGAACAAGTCTACCAAGAAAGGTAAGAAGTAATGCCAGCTAAGAAGACCTCTGCAGACAAGAAGTACGCTAACGGAACTACCTACAAAGACTCTGAAGGCAAGACCCACAAGCGTACATCAGCTAAAGGCACTAAACGGGGTGATGCTTATTGTGCTCGCTCTAGTGGTCAGAAGAGCAAGGATGGCACTATGTCACCTAAGCTCAAAGCTAGGCGTAAGGCTTGGGGTTGCAGAGGTAAGAAGTCAGTAAGGAGTAAGTAATGGCTAAGTATTTTAGTGACTCTGAAGTCTCCTGCAGCCACTGTGGCGAGAATAAGATGTCATCAGAGTTCATGGATGCCCTTGACGAGCTCAGAGAGGCTTATGGCAAGCCGCTGAGAGTCACCTCGGGCTACCGATGCCCTGAGCACCCTATTGAGGCTAGAAAGTCCCGTGCAGGCGCTCACAGCACTGGTAAGGCAATAGACCTAGCAGTGGATCGTGGCGAGGCTTATGAGATACTAAAGATTGCTATGGCTATGGGAGTCTTCACAGGCATTGGAGTCCAACAAAAGGGCTCAGGTAGATTCATTCACTTGGATACTTGTGAAGAACCTGAGATGTCACCAAGACCTACTGTTTGGTCATACTGAAGTATTGACAACTAAATAAAAATATGCTATAATATTACTATAGAGACAACATTATGATTAAAAAGTCCTTTGGCCTTCCTTTAACCTCTACGTACCAAACAATATACACAGTACCATCCGGTAAGAAGGCTGAATGGGTTTTGTTATATGTTACTAATACTTCAGGATCTACTTCTTCCTTTGATGTTCGTATTTGGAACGAAGAACAACAAGTATACCTACAAATGTTTGATGGTTACTCTCTATCAGCCAATGATTTCTTTAAGATTGGCGGTGGAGAGAATGAGTTTGTTATGCTTAGTGAAGGAGACCATATTGAAGCCTTAGATGGTGCTGGTATGACTATGATGATCTCTGTCATTGAATATAACGATGTTATTAAAGGAGGCTAAGTATGCCATTATCAATAAGTTCTGATGGTACAGTCTCCGGAGGTTCTTTAGGCTCTAGTAGTTCTAGTAGTAGTTCTTCTAATGACTTTGTGGACTTCTACAATGATCTATCATCTAGACAAGGAAGTGGAGATGGCTTCTATACTTCAGATGATATAGCAGCTGCTGTAGAGTCTTCAGGCGCTGGTGGTGTTGGCTCTTTGTCTGACATCACACCGATCACTACAGCCCCTACTTATGGCGGCTATACTACAGATCAAATTCAAGACGCAATTCAAGGCATCTATGGTGATGTCTTAGGACGTGAAGCAGACCCTCTAGGTCTTTCTACGTATACAGCCAAAGCACAAGAACAACTAGCTTCTGGTGTGTCTGCAGAGGATATTATTGCAGGCTTTACTAATGAGGCTTTAGGGTCTCAAGAGTATGCTGATCGTATATCGTCTATTAACGAGCAAGTTGATGCAGCATACGAAGACATCTTAGGACGTGAGGGAGATACTGCTGGCACTGACTACTGGGTAGATCAACTAGCTACAGGGAACATTAGCTCTGTAGACTTCCTAGACGCATTCAACAATGCAGCTCAAGCAGAGCTAGATGACCAAGTAGAAGAAATTCAGGTAACTGATGTATCTACTAAATCTCCTTCAGATCTCTTTGACACAACTCAAGATAAGACCTATGTAAACGAGCTAGGTCAAACAGTTACTCAGGCAGACATAGACGCATTAGGCACTAGAGATGACCAAGGCAACTATACTATAGGCAACGTAGCTAACAGAGTTGAACTTGATGATGGATCTACGGGTTATGTCGTTGGTACAGGAAATAACCGTGTAGATGGTGGCTATAACATTGGAGACACTAACTATGTTGCTGAAGGACTCTTAAGAGAAGCCCCAACAACTGAAGTAGCTCAAATATTTCCTGACGCTGGTCTTGTAGAAAAACCTACATACTCTTTAGAAGACATTCAGACTGATGTAGACGCTTTAGTCTCTAAGGCAACTTTTGAGACTGACTACACAGACCCTAATGACTACACTAACTTTGACGAAGCGTTCTTTGCAGGCAAGAAAACACCTACTCAGATTCTAGATGACGCTATTGGCTCTGGTGTCGGTATTACTGAAGACATCTTCACTGATGCTGGTTACACTATCACAGACCAAGATAAGTTTGTAGATGCCTACACTAAGCAAAACTACGGCATTGGCTACGATGAACGAATACAGTCTAAGTATGGTACAGGCGTTGAAGGTTTCAATAACTTCATAGGTGCTACTGAGGCTGCAATAGATCAAGGCTCTAGTATCTTTGGCAATGCTCCAATACTTAAGGTTGCCAATGACGGTACAATACTAGCTGAAGACCCTGCTTCCTTTGCAGGCCTTATGGCTGGCATTGCTCAAGGACTATCTAACTTTGTCTTTGGTCAAGTTGGTGGTGGCATGATAGGCAACTTTGTCTATGGCATGACGGGAGGCTTTGAAGCCCCTCTGTACTCTGCAATGATTGGTCGTGCAACTATCCAAGGCATGCAGCCAGTAACTGCAGGTGCTTTCGTAGATGAGAATGGTGAGAAATATGTTGTAAGTTCTTTCTTCGGTAAAGAAACTATTATGACTGCTGAGGAAGCAGCTAGGCTCAACAAAGGCGGCTTTGAGTCATCAATGAGCGATGCAGACATTAAGAATCTTCAAGCCCTTAAAGATGCCTCTGAGACTCCTGAGTGGAAGCAAGTCTACAACGATACTGCAAATCCTCTAAATGCTGCACTAAACACTGTTATGGGTGGTATACTCAACGGTGATACTACATTGGCTGGTAAAGCCTTAGCAGCTATTAAAGAGTACGCTGTAGACGGTGTAGATCCTATTACTGCAGTTGTTCGTCACTTTGGCGATGAAGTGACTAAGTATCTTCCTGAAGGCTATGACACACTCACTGAGTCTGCTGCTCGTATCATGGTAGGCGAGAATCCTATTGATGTCTTAGGCGAGAAGTATGGTGCTGAAGTAGGTCTTGAAGGTCCTGCAGGTATTGCAGCAATCAAAGGTGCTGTAGCTCTAGACCAAGGTAAATCACCTCAAGAAGCTCTAGCAACATCGGCTTATCATTACTTTAAGAACGGTGGAGAACTTCCTAGCTTTGAGATTCCTAGTTTCTTAGAAGGCTCTGATGTTGATATTAATTGGCCTGACGTTGATCTAGGCTTCATTGAGGACGGTATCAAAGCTGCCGGTGAGTTCGTTATGGGTCTCTTCCCAGAAGACTTTGAAGGTCTTGATATGAGCTGGCTTGACGAGGTTGGAGATACCCTAAGCGATTGGGGTGACGCTATCGGCTCTACAGTTGATGATGTTTATAACTGGCTTAAAGAGAACATGCCTAAGATTGATGTAGATCTTCCAGAGATTGACGTAGATCTCCCAGATGTAGATCTTCCAGAGATTGACGTAGATCTCCCAGATGTAGATCTTCCAGAGATTGACGTAGATCTCCCAGATGTAGATCTGCCTGATGTTAGTTTACCTGAAGGTCCTGATGTTAGTTTACCTGAAGGACCTGACTTGCCTGAGATAAGTCTTCCTAGTGTTGATCTAGAGTTACCTAGTGGCGGTGCTTCTTCAAACTACTACGCTTCCTTTGACTACGTAGATCCTTTCAAAGAGAAACTAGGCATCTCTGAAATAGACCCTGTGAAGTACTCACAGATATTGTTACAAAATGCCCGTAAGGTATAAGATAAATGACATATTTAGAAATAGTAAATGCAGTTCTTCGTAGACTGCGAGAGACTGAAGCTAGTACTGTTGCTGAGTCAGACTACTCTCAACTAGTGGGTGACTTTGTTAATGATGCTAAACGTCTTGTTGAAGAGGCTTGGGACTGGTCTGCACTTAGGACTACTCAGAACATTACCACTATAGCAGGAACTAACGAATATGCACTAGAAGACTTTGGAGTTCGCTCTGAAGTCTTTCAAGTGTTTAACGAGACTGAGCAGTATGTTCTACGTAAGCAGCCTCTAGCTCAGATCCGAGAGAAAGAACTCTCTGGTGTCGATAATGATGATCCTTACTTCTATGCCTTATCTGGTACAGATGCTAACGGAGACATTAAGATTCGATTGTTCCCTACTCCAGATTCTACAGCGACTGTGTCGGTATACGGTGTTAAACGTACAGCAGACCTAGTGAATGACTCAGATGAAACTAATGTTCCTTCTCAGTTGATTATTCAGTGGGCATACAGTTATGCTCTCATTGAACGAGGAGAAACTGGAGGTCAGTCTGGAGCAGAACAAGCAGTGTTTGCTAATAAAGCACTAACAGATGCAATTGCACTGGACGCTGGGATGCACTCAGATGAACTAGTTTGGACTACGGTGTAAATTATGGCTAAACCTTTACAAAGCGTTGCTATACAGGCTCCGGGATTCTTCGGACTAAACACCGAGGATTCTCCTACGTCTTTGCCTGAGCAGTACGCCCTAGACGCTACGAACTGCGTCATTGACCAGTTTGGTCGTGTCGGTGCTCGTAAGGGTTGGGAATACTTAACAGAAACTAATCCTGACGATATTGTATTCATTAGTGAGTTCGTTAAGCCTGATGGATCTACTGAGATTGTAAGTGCTTCAGATAGCAACATCTACGCAGGCACTACTACTCTCACTGATATTACTCCTTCAGGCTACACAGTCACTGATGGCCTCTACAGTTCAGCTACACTGAACGATCATCACTACTTGTTCCGTAAGGGAGCTAAACCAGTAGTCTACGATGGAACCTCAGCAGTGGCCATTGAAGACCATGCAGATTACTCAGGTACTGTTCCAGAGGGTAACGTAGCCTTATCAGCCTTTGGTAGACTCTGGGTGGCTAACACAGCAGCCAACGCTACTACTATTTACTGGTCTGATCTACTGACAGGCATGAAGTGGGACACAGGCTCTGCAGGCTACATAGACGTATCTAAAGTATGGCCTGATGGTAGTGATACTATCGTGGCTTTAGCGTCTCACAACGGTGTTCTACTGATCTTCGGTAAACGACAGATCTTGATCTACCAAGGAGCTGAAGACCCTGCTACAATGTCTTTAGCAGATACAATTGTAGGTATCGGATGTATTGCACGAGATTCTATTCAGGCCACTGGTTCTGATTTGATTTTCTTGAGTGACACAGGTGTTCGTAGTCTTGCTCGTACAGTCCAAGAGAAGTCAATACCGATGACTGACGTATCTAAGAATGTACGTTCTCAGTTGTCTCAGTACGTACTAGCAGAGACAGGACATATAGTTTCTGTGTACAGCCCAGAGGATGCTTTTTACTTGCTGTACCTCCCAACCTCAGAGCTTACATATTGTTTTGACACAAGGACTCCACTTCAGGACGGTAGTTTCAGGACAACATCTTGGAACGTAATTAACCCTAAAGCTATGTGTAGGACCCGTGACGGTGACTTACTACTAGGTAAAACATTAGGCATTGCCCAGTACAAAGATTACTCTGATAACGGTCTCCCGTATCAAATGAGCTACTTTACTAACTACATTGACTTCGGTGCTCCTAGTAACCTCAAGTTCCTAAAGAATCTTAAGATAACAGTGATTGGTGGTTCAGCCACAGATGTCACACTTAACTGGGGTTATGACTACTCATATGCGTACAAGAAGAAGAAATTCACATTGAGTACTCAGGTCATTGCAGAATATAACATAGCAGAATATAACGAAGGTGAGTTCAACGCAGGCGTGTTGGTAAACCGCCCAACAGTAAACGCATCTGGCGGTGGTCAGGTAATCCAATTAGGTGTCGAAGCAGCCATTGATGGCGCACCAGTATCTATCCAGCGACTAACAGCACAAGCAATTGTAGGACGTACTATCTAATGAGTAATTATTCAAAGACAACTAACTTTGCAGTTAAAGACACTCTTGCCTCTGGCAACCCTGCAAAGATCATCAAAGGTTCTGAGATTGACGCAGAACTAGTCAACATTCAAACTGCAGTAACTACTAAGGCAGATACAGCGTCCCCTACTTTCACAGGCACTGTAACTGTACCTACTCTTGAAGTATCGGGTACTGCTACTATTGGTACTGTAGATGGAGGTACGTTTTAATGCCTAGTTTGTTAGAACAAATTGGAGGCCTTACAGGACTAACAGGTGCAGCAGCATCTGCTTATCTTCCTTATGAAGAGTCTGGTGAACAGATTGATTACCTCAAAAGTCGAGTGCCTCAGTATACACAGACCGCTGAGGACATCACTAATCGTGCTGTAGAGGCTGCTCAATTCACTCCTTTTGCTGTCACCACTGGCTCAGGTCAGACTCAGGTAGGCGAAGGCGGTGCAATCACACAGACACTAGGACAGCCTCAGCAAGCTCTTCAGTCAGGTCTCTTGGGCATGGCTACACAGGGCATGGGCACTACTGTAGATCCTACTCAGTATCAGAATCTCTCTAGTCAGGCCCTTGGAGGTGCTCAAGCAGCTCTAGCACAGCCAACAGCAACTGCTGCTGACATCTACAGTCAAATGCAGGCTGCGGGTGCAGGTGAACAAGAGCGCCAGCGCATGGCCCTTGAGAACCGTTTAGCGGCACAAGGTCGCTTAGGTGTAGGTACTGCAGCTTACGGTGGCACTCCCGAAGCACTTGCAATGGAGAAAGCCTTTGCAGAACAACAGGCAAACAACTGGCTACAGTCGCAGACAATGGCCCAACAGTTAGCAGCAGGGCAGCAATCACAAGCGGCTAATTTGTTTGGTCTTGGTTCTACAGCAGCTCTATCTCCATATCAGCAACAAGCAGCAAACCTACAGAACATTTCAGGTGCTCTAGGTGCTTCGTACATTCCAGAGCAGCAACAACTAGCGGCTCTTCAGGCAGCTTCTCCATTCAGTCAGTTGGCTACTTCTGCAGCACTATCGCAAGCAGAACAGTTAAGCTCTGGCGGTCAGTATGGTCTAGAAGCAATGGTTGCAGGAGATCAGACTATCGGTTCACTAGAAGCTGCACGTACTCAAGCACTTGCTAAGACTCTTAGCGGTCTATTCGGTACTTCATCTTCAGGCGAGTCTACAGTCACTAGCCTATTACGTAACATTTTCGAGTAAGGAGGATATATGGCAAGCACAACTGCTGGTCTATTTGGTGACTATTTTCAAACTCCTGAGCAGATTCGTAAGAAACAACAAGAAGCATTACTAGCTCGTGGTAATCAGAACGCTGCCATGTTGCTTCAGGGCAACTCAGGTGGACGCAATAGCGGTCTAGCGAATGCTATTCGTAGCTATGGCGCATCCCTACATCCTTACATTCCACAGGCAACTGAAGGTCTTAAGCGTGGCATGTTAGAAGCAGCAGGATATGGTGCTCAAGCAATGGGTAATGAGCGAGCTGCAGGGGCGTTACGTCAGGCCGCTATGAGCCCTGAGGAACGCAGAGCACTAAAGCAGCAAAGTATCTTAGGTAAGCTAGATTCATCAGATCCTGAGTCTCTGAAGGCTGCATTAGTTGAAGCAAAGGATGCGGGACTACCTAACGTAGTTCAGTTTATTCAAGGTAAGATTACTGAGCAGGCCGCTACAGCCCGTGAAAGAGCTGTAGAGGACCGTGAGTACGCTCTTAAATGGGCTGCAGAGCAGCGTATGCAAGGTGTAGCTGATGCTGAGATTCGTAAGACACTTGCAGAGGCTAACAAGCTAGACAAACTAGTGCCTCTTGAAGAGCGTCTGATGTCTGTAAAAGCAACAGTAGCTGAAGAAACTTCTGATGCTGAGATTGCTAAAGCTAACTTAGGTGTTCAGGATCTACAGGCAACGATCAATCAGAAAGCTGCTCAAACAGGTTTAACTACAGCACAGACTAATCAAGTTAAGCAGAGTGTATCACAAGCTGCTGAGATGTTCCCTAAAGAGATGGCTGCGATGGACAATCAAGCTGCTAGGGATAAAGCGTCTACGGCTCTCACTATTGCTCAGACAGGCACTGAAGAGGCTCTATTACCTCATAAAGTTGCTAAGATCACTAAAGAGTCTCAGCTACTAGGCTATCAAGCAGAGGCTACACAGGCTCTGACAGATCAACGTAAGGCTGCTATTCTTAACATGAATCAGACTGACTTCTTACGTGAAGTTGATCGTTTGAACATTACTGAAGAAGAAAAGCAAGCGCTTATTGCTGAACGTGTCGAAGGACGTGCTATTACTGCAGATGTCCAAGGATACCAACCAGACAGTGAGATCACTAAGATACGTGTAGATCAGGCCGTTAAAATAGCTGAACAGGGCATCGATGCTCAGAAGAGTCTAGGCCGTTCAGAGAACATACTGACAGCACTTGACCGAGCTGCTACAGGCAAGTTTGCAGGTCCGGAGGCCTTTATCAAGTCTTGGATGGGTCAAATGGGCTTTGAGGACGCTCAACGTGACACTGTAGCTAATGAGCTATTTAAGGTTCTACGTGGTGAGATTACTCTAGACGCTGCAGGGAACCTAAAAGGCGCTCTATCTGATAAAGACTTGGCGTTCTTGCAAGACACTATTCCAGCACGTGATATGTCTGTTATGGGTCTACGCACTATCTTTGGTCAAATGGCTGCACAACACGCAGGCGATCTATACGCATCTACAGAGATGGACAAGTTCCTATCTACTGCGACTACACAGCAACTAAGAAGCACTGAAGTCAATAATGTTGCTGCGGCCTACAAAGCACAAGGTAATGCACTATACTTGTTTGAACTTAAGAAACAAGGACGTCTACCTGTTGACTTTGTTGTGCCTTTACCTACTAAGGCGCAACGTGAGCTCATCAAGCGCTTTAATCAGTAAGAGGTTTATATGGAATTATCCGCAGAAGAACAACAGATGTATGAGGAGCTTCTTAATGAAGCGCCCTCGTTTAGTATACAAGCTCCTGTAGTGCCTCCATCGCCTGTTGCAGAGATTGCACAGGCTATGCCACCTTCACTGATGGAACAGGCTGGTGAAGCTGTACGTGATTGGGCTCCAATGACTGGCGAAATAGCAGGGTCTATTGCAGGGTCTCTTCAGGGAGCTAAACGTGGCTGGAATGTCGGTAAAGTTCCCGGAGCCGTTGTAGGCGGTGTTGCTGGCGCTATGCTAGGTAGAGGCTTAGGTGAAACTGCTGCTGACCTAGCAGGTGACGAAGTAGACGTGTTAGATACGTTGTCTAACATGGCTGAAGCCGGTGCTTGGGAGGCTGGAGGCGCTGCTGTATTTGCTACGCTAGGTAAAGGCTACCGAGCTATCCGCAACTACCGAGCTGGTAAGGAGATGACAGAGGAGGAGATCAAGAGCATTGCAGAGCTTCAGAAGTTCATGCAGTCTCAAGGAACTACTCTGACACCTTCACAGATTACACAGTCTGGGTGGCAGCAAACATTAGATAAGGTCTCACTTGCTGGTTTCGGTGGTGAGTCTCAAATGACTAACCTATACTTAGCACAGAATGATGCTCTTAAGAAAGCGTTTGAACAAGAGGTTAAGATAATAGGCAAGACTGATCGTGTTGCTGCTGGTAAGGCTTTTCAGGACGCTATAGGTCAAGTAGAGGACGAGCTTATTGCTTGGGCTAAACCTCAATACGCTGCTATTGATAAGATTGCTAAAAAGACTCCAATGTCTTTTCAGTCTATGGAGCAGTGGATCAGAGGTAAGATGTTAAGTAGTGGCTCTAACCTACGCCCTAATAAGTTCAAGACAGCCTCTATTAACGATCTGATGACTATGCAGACTCGTCTACGCCCAGAGATGGAGAATGAACTTAAGACATTACTACGCAACAGTCGTACAATCAGCTTCGCTAATGGCTTTGACGACATTAAACGTATCTCTGGCGAGCTTCGCAAACTCAAGGCTAACAAGACACAGCCTGATAAAGAGCTAGAACAGTTCTACAGCAGCATCCTAGACCGTTACCATGTTATGATGGACAAACAGGCTAAGGCGGCTGGAACTCAAGTGTACGAACAGTATAAGAAGGTATCTGAGACCTACCGTGACTCTCTAGAGGTTCTACGCTCTAAGTCTATGATGTCCTTGATTGACAAGGCTCCTGAGAAGGTCGGTGAAGAGGTATGGGCCAATGGTAATGTAACTTCAGTTACTGAGGCTTACAGGGCTATTGAGCAGGCTGCAAAGACTGCTAAGAAGGTAGGAGGTAAACCAGTAGATGTTGCAGACCTTAAGAGTCGCTTCAAAGCTGGATACCTAGACAACCTGTTTAGGCAAGTCCAGTCTGAGATGACTGATAGTGCTACAACAAAGGCATCAACTATCTTTGGTAAACTCGCTGGAGATCCTAAATACCGTGATACCTTTAAAGCAGTACTGTCTAAAAAAGAGCAAGACCGTATTAAGTATGTTCTTAAGTGGGCTGAGACGTTAGAAAAACAAGGTGCAGGTAACTTCTCACTTGTTGTACGTGGTAGGCAGTCAGCGGGTCTAAAGCAGGCTCTTAATACATTGACAGCTACTACTACTGCTTCAGGTGTTTTAGACCCTATAGGCTTCGGTATAGGTGCGACATTGGCTATAAGTCCTGCGCTATTAGCTAGGTGGGCTACTAGTGGCAAAGCATCTCAGAAGGCTATGAAGCAGATGCAGGGACTTGTTGCTAAGAAGGCAGCAGGTAACTGGGACCCTGTAAGGGATGGCGGTGCTTGGCTGTCATTGATAGCGTCTATGCCTCTACGTGAGGATGATATTGACCCATCTATGATGCAAGAAGGTTTAGATGCTCAGAACTCTTTAGAATATGAGCTTCTGAAGGCTGAAGCACCTGAATGGCAGCTACTGCCTCCTTCTAGAGAAGTTAGACGATAAAAAAAGCCCCTAGGGACTTCACAGACTATATAGTCTGTTTAGTCTCTAGGGGCTAAATAGTAAGGAACTTGCGTTCCCTGTTGTCTCTGGAGATTAGAGACCTACACCAGTTTGCCTACTAGTATCTTGATGAAGGGCAAGTTAATAACAAACCCTTCAAATACGCCAATATCAGGATGTTCTGTATAAGGGTCAGCACCATCAAACCAAGCCCATAGAGGTAGGTCATTGACAGATTCTATATCGACTCCGAAGCCATTACGCAGCATTACCTTGTTGATCGCTGTCATTCCACCAATCTCCTGTCATGTTATCTGAACTGTAATCAGTTACAGTGCCTTCAAAGAAGTTCTTAAAGCTATCCCCATTGATGATCCAATCGAGCCATTCTAGAGGGTTCTCTTTGACCTTCCAGTTAGCCTTCAATCCAAGCTGAATCAGTCTTCGGTCTGCAATGTATCGGATGTACTGTTTGACTTCCTTAGCAGTAAGACCTTCCACATCTCCAAGCTCAAAAGCAATGTCAATAACTTTGTCTTCAAGTTTGATAGCATCTCTGAACATCTGGTAGATAGCTGCTTTGAACTCGTCAGTAACAATGCGAGGGTGCTCCTCACAGAACTGTCTAAATAGTTTAGCCATGCCTTCACAGTGCATAGACTCATCACGTATACTCCATTCTACAATCTCACACATACCCTTCATCTTACCAAAGCGCTGATAGTTCAACAGCATTGCAAAGGCGCTGAAGAGGCTCATACCTTCGTTCAGAACAGACCGTGCCACAGCCAATGCCAGCCCACTGTGACTATGTACGTCCATATCAGCCATGAAGTCTAACTTGTCCTGCATAGCCTGTACTTCTGTAAAGGCGCTGAACTCATCCTCAGGCAACCCTAGAGTGTCATTGAGTAGAGCATAAGAGCGCTGATGAACAAATTCACGGTTGACAAAGCTACTAAGCATTGCACGTATTTCATTGTTCTTGAATTTTGGTAGAT